GTACGACCCGCAGCTTCTTGCATCATTTGAATAGCTAGGTTTTCTACAGGATCTAATAAAGCTACTGATCTTGCAACTGTAACTCCGTCTTTAGTTACTGTAATTCCGTTAGTATGGCTAGGTGATTCTATTAAGACTGTACGACCTCGTGGCCCTAATGTTGATTTTACTGCTTTAGATATTGCAGTGATTCCGTTGATTAACTTCTTTCTTCCTTCTTCGTCAAAGTCTAGATTCTTAGGAACGTATCCTGATTCTGTTTGCATATTTAAGTGTATTAGATTTACGCAAATATAAAAAATTAAATTATATACTTATGTTGAAATGTTGATTTTTTATTAAAAAAAAGAGACTATAAGAAAACTTATACTTTATATTTTTTTTGTAACTTTTATAATAGGGTAGTAAATTAACATATTAACATAATTAGTATTTAAATATATATATATCAATTATTTAGCTAAAATCAAAATCAACATAAAATCAACATAATATGTTAAAAAAGAAAAGAGTACCTATAAAGATACTCTTCTCACTACTAATCAAAACACACAAATGGGAACTCTAAAATTCTAACTGTCTAAAATTCTTTTTATTTTCTGCTACTTCGATTCCTTCAGCAATTCTATTTATTTTACGATCATTGTCTACAGCACGTTTTAGTCTCGCAGCCATAGCTATACCTGATTCACCAGGTCGTCTTTCGTTGATTAGTCTACCGTTTCTTACAATTAGTCCATCCATAGTTTTATTTTTTTGTAAAGGTAATAAAAAAATATCACATATATAGAGGTTGAGGGTTATATGTCATCGTACGGTCGGCACCCCTCAAACGAAAGTCATAATTTTTTTGCTCGGCTACTAGAAATGAAAGATTTTTTCTGCATTTTTTTGCACTTTTTATCCATAGCATTGGTATTACCTACACACTGCTCTTGATTACCTTAGCTTTGATTACACGTACTTATTATTATAAGATACCTTTGCACATCAATACCAAAGGGATAGCACCTCTGCGATACCTAATATGACTAAACAATACATAGTGTAGCAATCCACGTTAACCATCTTAAGCATAATATATTATGCCTGTGACATCAATGCTTATCTAGAAAAAAGAAAGTTATTAACATTTATGCTAAAGTATTGCTATTTTAATTATAAATTAGTTATATTTGCATATCGTTCTTTGACATACTGAGTAACAACACATAAAAATTATGAGACTTTATGAATCTCAAGTGGGCTACCTCGCATACCACTATAATCTCAGGATGAATGCAGTGTGTTGTTGCTTATTGATAGTAATTAATCAATCACAAATAAATAAATAATTATTATGGAAAATTCAACAACAACTACTATTAGTATAGAACCTAACAATGATATGAAAATAGCTATGAATGTAGCTAATAAATTGTTTGATAATCAGTCATCTATATCTCCTTCAGACTACAACTTATGTCTGCAAGTAGCAAAGCTAACAATACAGGAGATGGAGTCTAATAATCTAACCTCTTATGAGGGTAACATTAACAACGCATAGTTATGGAAATATATGAAATAGCACTAGAAGACATTGCACAAGAGTATGATGTCCTCTTCATCTAAAGATTAATCTGATGAGTAAAGGTTTAAACACCTACGAAACTATCACTTTTTATACCCTTCAACAGGTTAGCTACTAGATTTGATCTAGAGAAAAGTGGTGGTAATTAATCACAATAAAAACTATCAAAATGACAATTAATTTATCAGAACACACATCATTCAAAGACTTTGTAGAAGATTACTTACCGATAGAAATCACAACAAGTACGTTTGACAATCTAGATTATATGATTCACAGACAAGATACTGCTGATGACTATGAGGTGTTTATCTTTACAGACAACGTGAATGGTAGGATTAATATAGCAGAAGATGTTTACTACTATGATGATAATCTTATAGGGGCGATATCTGAAGCATTATACAAGTCTTCTTATCATTATAACTTTGAAGAGGGTACTAAAATCTATATGGATGAGGATATCTTCGAAATGATGACAGAAGAATTTGATGACAATGAGTATTTAGTCAGAGACATTTGTAATGCGTGGGACATCAAAATAGAAGATGAAGATTAACTGATGAGGATTCAATATCCGAAACTACATCTCGTAAGGGTTGTAGTCTTAATCATAAAAACTATCAAAATGAATAAAAGTGAATATACATTCGAAGAAATATGGGATGAGGTTATGACTATTGCTACTGAAGATGAAATCAGATTAGTATGCAATATCAATGGCTCAAATATAAAGTCTCTAAATAGCATTATACGTGCAAGAGTAGGTTATCAAGATTTAGAGCAGTGGTCGAGTATGGAAGGTATGCCGACCATCTGCGACAGAGAATCTATAGAAGTGCAATTATTTACTAATCGCATTAAAACCTATCCTGACAAACATTAGATTAACTGATGAGGATTTAATATCCGAAACTAGCAGAAATGCTAGTCTTAATCAAAACTATCAATTATGAAAAATACAGACAACAAGTACAAAACCATTAAAAATAGAATGGATTACGATTTTCAATCTCAGATAGATATACCAATAAGAGTATTTGTAGATGCTCAAATTACTGATAGTCTAGATGAGATAGAATACCTAAAACAATTTATGCAGTGGTATGAAGATGGTAATGTTGTGAAGCAAACAGAGGAAGGTGTAGTATATTACAGAACACAAGACTCACAATATCGCAATAAAATAGAGGGAAAACATAATCTCTATTTATACTTTAAAAATGAATTTATTAATCAATAAAAATACTTATGAACTTAAAACAATTTTTTAAATCTATCAAAGAAGACCCAATCAATTTCTTCTATGAACTATTTTTCCTACTTTTTCTAGGGCTGATATTTTATGTTGGAATGTGGATTTTCTACATTGAGATTAGCTAATTATAACTGATGAGGATTTTAAATCCGAAACAAGAGTAGCAATACTCTTGTCTTATAATAA